CCACGCTTTCGCAAGGCTTTATAGGCCTTAGCCGCAGTTAGCGGCCAGTGTCAAAGGTGTAGATCGATACTAATCGGTAACCCTTTGTACCCGGAAGAGACACCTCCTTAATGGGGGTGCCGTCGACCGGCGACTTCCTTTCGGGAATCGGCTCGGGAGCGTACGCTGACTGAAACCGCCTAAAACGACCAAGGTAGCCCGGAAGGGCCTCCAAGGAAGTTGGTCGGGGTTCAGACAACACACCAACATACGCATCTTCACAGATGTAAGTGGTGTAAAAAGGTAGCACTCGATCACCAGGTCGAAGGGCGCGATCATCGCGTTGCCCCGACAGCTTGAACGAGTCGAAAAGTGCTCCACTATAGCCATGACTATCCCTCTTTTTATGAGGGCGGGGAAGCCAGTCACCAAGGAGGTGACCGTCCCCGAAGCCATCCGGGCCATAATTGGCGAAACACGGATTGAGATGGTCTTTCACAAGATTAGCTCGCTCCATGTCGCCACGTCTGTAGTAAAAGTTATGCAGACGGTAGAGCTCAGCCGGACTCAGAAGTTTCTTCTGATAAACCGGTCTGATATCAATACCCCGAATATAGTCGGCGCCACAGGATTCCCGGAAGGGACCTGTCCAGTAACTCTTCTTCTTGTTCAGAGTGAACCCACTAATCTCGAGGATGCGCATCACGCGCTCCACGGAACCGGTGGTGACGATAATGTCGTCTCCGTAAACGGAGGCCCAGTTATCATCAGAGGCAGAAGAGGCGAGAGCCCAGAATATGAGCGTCTCTAATGGGAACGTAAAACCGTTTCCCATACTGGAAAACTTCTCCAACTTTATACCCTTCCCGTCAAGGTAAACCTGAGAGGAACGAGCCGAATCGAGCAATAAAGCCCAATCGATTGGAAGAAGTGTGTACACTAGCTCAGTCGAGATAGTGTCCGATGCCGAAGATAGGTCAAGGGTGGCATAGGAGCCATCCAGGGACCCGCGGAGGGCCAGACGTTGGTTACGAGTCTGGTCACGTAGGTCGATACCGGATGCACGAAGACGCTTTGCCATCCAGTCACCGAGAGCCGCCTGAATCATTGTGTTCAGAGAGCCCTCCTTGATGATGGTGCGCAAGGTCTTTGCATCCTTCGGGACGAAGTCGACAATTCCATCCGTAATGACAACGGGGACGTCGGCGAATGTTTGGATCAGAGTCCCGTTCACGAAGTGCAGCTCACGCTGTGACTCCTGAACGGTATGGAGCTCTGTCAACATCGGCATCTGCGCCAGCATCTCCGGGAGGAGATGGACGAGATCTTCGCTACATGTTAGCGTTGATTGGAGCTTCTCAACCACGCTAGCTTGGCTCTTTTTCGTAAGAGTCGTGGCGCCGGGACCGAAGCGGTACCGCAAGTTCTCGAGAGTGGGGCAATCCCCCAAGACGTGAGCTATTTTCTGTTGAGCACGGTGGAATACCGACTCAACCCAGGGTTCAAAGTAAAAAGAACCCTGAGCTCGCATCCTGAAAAGATCGTTCGTCTCGCGACAAGCGACTTCAGCCTCGTTAAACTTGACAATCGCTACCTCCCTCCGGTCTCTTCCGAGATCGAGGGGTTCGTACTTTGTGAAGTACGCGAGGGCCTGTCTGCAGTTTCCTGCATGATGGGCTGTGGTAGTTTCATAATCAAGACTAACGTCACACAGAGAAGGAAAGTCACCACTAGTAATACAACCAGCGATATACTTCCCCTGCTCCCCGCCTTCAAGGGCGTGTGACAGCGCGAGTTTCGAGATGATGGATAGTGATTCATCCGGTGTACTCGCTTGTGTCCAACAGGCAATGTGCCTCATAATTACCTTCCAAAATAGGAAAAGTTATGGACGCCCCTCATGGTGAGGGACATGGACCGACTGTTACGTCGGGGAAATCAGGGTATCGAAGAGCTCCGATGCCGGCCCGCTAGTAGCGGCGGCGACGGACGTGGTGACGTTGTTCATGATGTTCACGGACAGCTGGCGGGCGGAACGCCTACCGGCAATCACGGAACGGTCATGGAAAAATCCCACTGACTCGACGGTGTCCACATACGCAACCTTTGGGGCTGCGGTGTAGCCTGACGCGTTTTGACCGGAGACCGACTCCATCACTGGAATCTCGACTCGGACAGACACTCGGTTCACACCGCTACCAAGCTTTGCTTTCTTGATAGTGACCTTGCCCTGGGCATAGTCGGGAACACCCGCCGTCGCTTCCTTGTAGGTCGCAACAACGGTAGCTCCGTCCCTCGCCACAGATTCCGCAAGGAAGGTGTGAGACACAGGTGTCGATTGGCCATCAAAGGCCACCAGAGAGGCAATTGCGCTCATAGGTTCGCTTCTATTAGTAAGACGCACAAACGAAGATGTTAAGTGCGAATGGTTGGGAAAGCTCCTCTTCGACCTTTAAGGGGTCTCGAAGAAGCTAGCGATCGGTATATCCAAAAGGATTACCGGTTGGTGCTTTCTCTTTGGGTGGTTTAACCCCCATCAATAGAGCGATAGCGTTTGCACAGTGTTGCCACGATGCTATCTTTGTCCATGGTTTAACCATGGGCGCAGGTACGCTAAGTGTTGAGGATATCACACGCGTCATAGACACCGTGTTATTCTCATAACCGCCACTTGAAGCCGAAAACTCGAAAAGAGTAGTGCCCTGTCCTGTTCCAGTGGAATAGGGACGGGCTTTCAGACCAGCAATACGCTGGCGATTCACAGTGGTAGTTACAAAGGTGCCGACCATACGGCCGGCAAACGCTCTGGCCTCCATGTAAGAGCCGATCGGGGCGACCCAATCGGCTACAAAACTGAAAGGAACGAGTTCCCAAGCAACTAACTCCGGATCGAGGATACCGGAAAGCGCAGCCACACTAGGTGGCTCTGAGAACCAGGCAATGATCTGTTTCCTGACCGTTGCCTTCCGATCTTGCCATTGATAGTAGCCTCCTCCGACGTCCGGTTGGACGTTTTCGAGGACGCTACGCACTTTGAAGCGAAGACGGTGACGTAAGTGAAGTTGGTGCGATAGGAGCTCTGCACCGCCCTTTACGTCCTTCAGTAATGGTAACCAACCATACTGTAATTCAAGCCACGCAGAACCGAGGTCCTGGCGCTTGGTCTTAGGAGGAAATCTCCTAGCAGTCCCTAAAGTCTTCATGGCACCCCACACATCACCCTTACGGGTAAGGTGGTAGGCCCGAGCGACTTTTGTAGCTGAATCTCCGATCATCCTCAACGTTTGGTTTGCCTCTCCGAGGAAAACACTTGCGTTGAAATCAGAGCCGTAGACAGCTTCCCTGAGCTTGCCGATGAGTTTGATGTCATCGTTTGCAGTCCAGGTGGGAAGGGCAGGCAGGGTGGTGATTAACCCTGCACCGTCACAAGAGCAGTCCCAGTAGTACTGTTCACTCTGAAGCGACATGTCACTTGCACGGATCGTCTTGGTCACGAATGACCCAGCCGGACTATACAAGTACTTAGCTAGAGTGATGGTATAAGGTTGTGGCTCCCTCCACTTTTCAGCCCGCAAGGGCTTCTCGTAAAAGGAGCGTGTTACCTTTTTACCCTTGGAATCCAGCGTGGTATAATACCGCTTCTTTCCCCGGGTGGTTTTCGACGGCGTAGCCGTGTTAGTCCCAGACCAGTTCTTTTCGCGATACCAACCAACATTGCTGGATCCAGAAACTCCGGACGCAGTGGTGACCATCTTGCCAGTCCCGTCGTTGACACGCGTCATCGCGTTTCGCGGACGAGAAACAAGAAAGTTCTTCACATACGACCCGGTCGTCATACTGGTATCTCTCTAGGGTTACCTAGAGGCTCTCAGATAAGGTCCTTCACAGGACCAGGTTGGTGCCTCCAATAAGGGGCAATTCGAGTTGTCGCCACTGGTTAGGTGGCGGGCCAGATGGTTGCAAACGACGTCTCCGACCTTCAGAGGTATCCGCACTCGCAAGAGTGAAATGCCAATCAAGGACGAAGTCGTACGGAACAAGTTCCCAAGCTAACACCCCTGAGGGGGCTTCGCTCGGTCGCTTGAACAGCCTTTTAAGCCTCTGCCAGACGAGAGAGAGATTCATACATTCCTTTATGGGATAGATGAAGAACCTGACCCCCGAGAGGGGACCATCAGAAAGATCCGCCGGAAGGCG